CAGGGAACAGGATTAACTGGTCTACAAACTCATCCCAATCTTCTTCCGAATTTAACACAATTCTGCCATGCTCGAACCTACCTTGTAAAGCCCAGATGATTCTGTCTGCTTTTTTTCTATTCCCGTGAGTCAAATCCACGATGTGGGCATAGGTGTTGTTCTTTCGCATCAAGTCGCTCAGATAGGGCAAAACAGCGTTCTTTAGTGCCCCCCTCTCTATCCCCACACTCAAAGGGCGGTAGTCCCGAATGGCAATCAGTATCTTTGAGGCGGTCTCTCGGATGTCCCATCTTCCGTGTTCAATCTTCTCAACAAACCACTTCCCATCGTCTGTCACCTTAACGATAGAGATGGCAGACTCGTCCAGACGCTTCTTAGAGTTGGCTGCTTGTTTGGCAACTTCCTCGAATCCTGCTAGGTCAACAGCGATGTAATAGCTTCCATGTTCAGGCTTTACCCCATATTTGATCCACTCTTCCTTGAAGATGTCTGAACCCGCATTGGTGAAAGAAGCCATGTATTCTTGCTTGAAAGCGAAGGTACTCAGGGTCTTTTTAGCGGATTCAATCTCTTTTTGGTCAATCAAGGGGTTATCAGCAGTGGTGAAGTGCCAGGACTTCCAATCCGGATCATCTTCTGACTCGCCTAGTTTGAAGGTATCGTAGAACCAGTTTCTACCCTTAGGAGTGCCAATAAAGAGCGCTCTCCCTCGTTTATCAGACAAACTGGCACGAATGACCTGTTCCCATGCTTCAGGCTTAATGTCAGCAACCTCGTCTAGTACGGCATAGGTCAGCGAGACTCCACGCAAGGTATCAGGTCTATCCGCACCACGGACGTATATCCTAGCCCCGTTTATCAGGGTAATGTCCAAGTTATTCACATGGGAAGACTGAATAACCTCTCTGCCAAGGTCTAGCAGTAAGTCCCAGATAATCTGTCTTGATTGTCCCATAGTGGGACTAACGTAGAGAACCGCAGAGCCTTGTGGACACTTGAGTCCTTCAATCAGTAGGGTAACTGCCGCCATCCGACTCTTACCGCACCTACGCCCAGCAGCCACAACCTTGAACCTTGTTTGGTCTTTGAATACTTCTTGTTGCCAGGGTAAGAGACTAAAGTTGAGATCAGCCATATTTAGCCTCTACGTCTTCAGGTTGTTCAGTGTCGATGATTGTGGGTTCTTGTCCCAAACCAGTGATATTGATGGTTACAGCACTTCTCTGAGACTTGTCCTTTTCAAACAAAGAAACAGGAAGAGTCCTATCAAGACACATCTTTAAAGCTACCAATTGATGGGGATGCTCATCATTAAGGGCTATCTCAATAACCTTCTGAGCTACATCCTTACCTCCAGACCTAATCATCAGCTCTTTAAGCTCCTTCAGACGTTGATGGTCTGTCTTAGGTAGTACAAGCGGTGGATTGTCAGCAAACCTCTGTATGGTCATCTTGACGCTCCCCTTGGGTCTTCCTCTTCCTCTTTTTTCCATTTTGTCCTCCTTGGAATGGATTAGTTCATTTTAGCTTTTTCTGAGGGATGGTGGCTCCACAAATATCTAGCAACCCAACCTACCCCCTCCCCCCCCATACATCTCCCAGGGTTTCTACTACTGTCTATCCATACAGCATAGGGTTTACCCTAATGGTTATTTGTACAGCACCGTCAATCTATCCAGTTACTCCAAATGAGAATCGTTCGCATTTACATCTTGTTGTGTGAAAGAGACAGATGCACCTTTTCAGGGTGACTTGATCTGAATGAGAACTATTCTTGTTTACCCTTCTATTAGTGTTTACCCTACCTTAACTGATGACCTCTCTCCATTGGGGCTGTCTGTTGTCCCGCGATCCATAATTAAAAAACTCATGTCCATGTCAGGGCGAAACCCTTGATTGTGGGCGCAGTGGTATAAATCCAACACTGTTTCAAACCCTCTGCAAATATTACCCTTACCCGCTGAAAGCAAGATCATTCTCTCTGGGTCTGTCAGTTTCCTTTGAAAATATCGGGTATTCGGCTTTGAGGGTCTGCCCATGTTTTCCTCACAATTTAATAATTTAAATAATTGTAAACCATTGTTCTAAGGGTTTCTACTGATAGGGTTTTGGAGGGGTCTTATAAATCAACAAGTTACGAGAGTTGGCACGATTCTATTATGCTTATATAGTGAGAGGGTAGATTTTTAGCTCTCTCTTTCTTATTAACATTTATTAAAAGGCGTGAATTCAAATGACTAATACCCGTGAACAATGGCTTGCAAACGCAACCACAGAGCTTCGTAGCCTATTTAAAGCCAATGGGGTAGACCTACCCTTAGAGGTTCGCTCAAGTTGTGGCTTTCCCTCAAAATCTGCCCTTTCAAATAAGAATCGGAGAATCGGAGAATGTTGGTCTGCCAGAGCATCAGCAGATAGCCATGCGGAAATTTTTATCTCTCCCACAATCAGCGATTCAATGCGGGTTTTGGACATCTTGGCGCATGAGCTTGTTCACGCTTGTCACCCTAATGACGGGCATGGCAAACTGTTTAAACGTACCGCTACCGCCATTGGCTTAGAGGGCAAAATGACCGCCACAGTAGCGGGCGAGAAATTCAAGCTCTGGGCAACACCTGTTCTCGAAAGGCTTGGCATTTATCCTCATGCTGACTTGATCCCCTCAAATGCTCAAAAGAAACAATCAACCAGAATGTTGAAATGTGTTTGCCGTGATTGTGGTTACACAGTCAGGGTTGCGGGTAAGTGGATCAATGAAATGGGTGCGCCTCATTGCCCAGATCATGGAGAGATGCAAAGCGTTTAAACAGCTTAGAGGGAAGCTCGAAAGGGCTTTTCTGTGCGCTGTTGCACTATATCGAAAGGCTTAAATTATGTCAGCAATCACTAACCCAGATCACATCGCACAAATGCGAATCCTCACCTTGCGCCAAGCTCTAAGGCTTGAGATGTTAGGCATGAAAAAAGGCGGTCGCAGTGCTTATGCAATCCTCAAAGCCGAGGGTTACAAAGGCACACGCCAAGCAATCTTTGACCAACTCACAGAACAGAGAGCCGAGTGGCTTGGTGAGAGCGTTTAAACAGTTTCTCTTGAGCCACTGTGACAGAGTGGCTTGGGATGCACTGTTGCATTATTTGAAAGGCGTTAAAAATGACACTCGATTTTGAAAACATGGTTCAGGCTTGCCGTTGGAATGCTCTACACAATGCGGCAAATACTATGCGGACTCATGGCGGTGGCTTTGCGGGTTCTATGGCTGAGGCTTGGCAAAAGGCAGATAAAACAAATAAGACCAGAATAGAAGAAGCATTCCCTGACCTGTTTTTCAGGTTTATGGGTGAGACTGATCGGGCTTACTTTGGCGACAAGATTCACTGAAAGCGTTTAAACATCATGCAAACTTATACTTGGAAATATTTAGTCTGCTCAATGGCTATTACTGACCTTGCCGACCTAGAGATGAATGGATCAATCCCTAATGATTGGAAATTTACATTCAAAAAAGGCTCAACGCTTTACGATGAGGTGGGTTCAGCATGGCGAGAGAGATCAGAAAACACAGTCTATTTGTGCCATAAAAATGCGCCCGAATCCAAACAGAGATGGGTTCACCCAGATACGATGATTGACGTTTACAAGGTGTCACTATGAAAAACATAATTTACGATCTGTTAGTTTGTGTCGGCTTGGGTCTTGCCCTCTGTGTGGGTTTGATGGCTTATTTCGATATATTGGTTAAGTGAAATTCCAACGGGTAGATCATCCTCTGGGTGGTCTATTCGGTGCAATGTCGCATCATTTAATAGGTGTTCAAAATGTCAGCTTTTATTGTTTCCGACTCCCATATCAACGCTCTGGTTCGCTATGCCTCAAGGCATAAGGTGGGCGTTTCCTATGGCGCAACAGTAATGCGTTTAAACGCTTTCGGCAATGAGCAAGCGGTGGCTCAGATACTTTTTGAGGAGAACGTGAAAAGCGTTAATTATCGCTACGGAGAGAGCGAAACCACGCAGATTGATTACGACCGAGGCGCACCCATTCTTACGGCTATTCAAGCGATCAAGGCGGCTCAGTGCTTGCGTTATCAATCTTGCGAACATCCAGATTTTGAGGACTCTCTGGCTTCTAAGTTTATCGAGGCGATCATCTCTAATGCAATCCCTGACTTAGAAGGTTACGACACGGCTCAATGGGCTATTTATGACAAGGTGTCAGCATGATTTATTTTGCACTAAATCCAGACGGACTTTTATACAACTTGGGAGATCATGGAGATTGGGAGGCGGCAGAAGAAACCGCAAGCGATCTACGCCTCGATCCAATATGGACTTTAAACGAGGATGAAGCATTAAATTGGGCTGAGTTTATTCTTTTAGAAATCAAACAGAGCAAACAAGCAATTAAAAAGGTGGAAGCATGAGAAACCCTCCGAGTGGCTTCAAGCCAAGATCATTTGACGAGCGCATTTGTGATCTCGACCATTTGCAATTCACGCACAAGAAACGAGCTAAACGAGGGTTTTATTATTGGTCAGAGAAAAACCCAGACCAAATATTGCACGAGTTTCATTTGTCAGATTATGCAAAATGCAGAACGTTTAAACAACTTAGGGTTCAATCATGACCAAACAAGACATTCAAAACCTTGCTGAAAATGCTTTGCATGAGGCTTGCCGACACATTCAAGATGCTTTGGGTGTAACAAGCGGACAAAATGCCTCTTACTTTTTCAGTGGAGAAAAAGAAGACACAATTTATCAAATTTTTCGACAATATATTGACGATGAATTGATGATTAAAGCCTACGAAAACGAAAAGGATTAAATTATGACTTTCAGAACTTTTCTAATTGAGTTTTACCCATACCCTGATTGTGTTCACGCTGAATATGACGAAACAAGCGCAGAATCTTTAGAGGATGCGGTGGCTGAACTTAAAAAGTATCACCCAGAAGCTGAGATTTTGAACACCTACATACACACAGCGTGTTTAAACGATCTATGATTTATGCGTGTATTGCCTTAATTCTGCGAATACTTGGCGGGAAACGCTAAACCCTCAGACCCTCTCAGGAGGGTTTTTTCTTGTCTTGTGTGGGTTGGGATGGGCAAGCCCTCAAAAGAGCCTAGAAAGGGCTTTTAGAGCCTTTGGTGGGCATTTCCTCGCACAATCTGCGTATGGTTTCGTTCAATGCCTCTATCTGATCCATTTTAGCAATCGACCACGCCCGTTTTTGCCCGTGCCATCCAAGCAAAGGATTTCGGTGGCAATCTACACATAAAGCAATGCAAGTGTATTGAAGCCCTTGTTTGTAATGGTGGGCTTCGCTTGGTGGTGATGCTTTACAGACTGAACAAGGCAAAGACTTGACCCTCGCAAGGTGTAGCCTCTCCTTTGCGTTCAACTTGTTATTCATTGGGTGGCTTTTTGCTCGATACGGGCTGAGTATTGCTCTGTTCGCCACACCTCAATTCTTGCTTGTGCCGCAGTCATTAGCCAACGATAGCGTTCTTCCTTCTCTACGGCTTGCCTGATTCCTTCTAAAATTTCAATGTAATCGGCATGGGCATAAGCAAAGGTTTCCTGTTTTCCAAGAACTTCTGTTCCCGCTTGACTCGCCAGTTGAGCCTTGCGTGATTTGCGAAACTCCTCTAAATACATTCTGTCGGCCTTCGCTTTTGCATACAAAGGCGCAGTGTCAATTAGAAACTGGATTGCTTTGGTGGGTTCGTTCATACATCCTCGGTTTTATAGTTCAGTTTGTGATGCTGAAACCGCATTGCCGCTTCACACTCCAACTCTTTGAAAGATTCGTCACTCAGCAAACCGATACAGTTGCGACCCTCAAACCAAACTTCACGAATTGACTCGTTAAAGGTGGAATCTAGGTCTTGCTCGTATTCGTAAACGACTGTTACGACTTCGCTACCCGCACCGATTGTTGTATCAAATTCCCATGTGTTCATAATTTCACTCCTGTTAAAAATTAAATGTTATCAAATTGTTTGCGTAAAACCATAGGGACTTACCCTAATGTCTGAATCATTCTTAAAGCGGCTTCAGGGTTGTCAATCCTTGCCAATGTACCGCCACACCAATTCTCAAAAAAGTCTGCCTGTAACTTTGTTAATCTCTTTTTAGAGTCTGTTTTGATCTCTACAAGGAAAGTATGGTTTTTATACCCCACAAGCAAATCAACAGGTAAACCAATAATCCACACAGTTGCACCAGCGGCACGAAGCACACTGACAATTTGCTCTTGATTTGCGTCAACACGGGCGGCTCTCCTCATAGTAATGTCCCATCTTTGATTCGGTTCATGTATTCCCTTATGCGATCTCTTGCACCAGTGCCATAAATTCGCTCGGCTCTCTCAAGTCTCGCCCTGATAAGGTCACGATTTTTACTTCCTTCCCAATTCCGATAAAGCTCTCTAGCCTCGGCTTGCTCTAGGATTACTCTATCGCTTGGGCCTTGAATGTTACGTCTGCTCCAAGTCACCAGTTAACTCCAATGCTTTGTTTATCAGGTGAAGCGGATAAGGAACACCCTCTTTCACTTTGTCCAAAAGTCTCATTGCTTCAAAGTAGTTCATACAAATAAAAGTTGTTGGGTTTTTACAGTTGTTCCAGAGTCGTATCTCTGTGAGTCGCCTTTGGGATATGGCATAACTTCGTATTTCAGCTTAGATCGCATGACTTTTTTGTCTGTCTTTGACCCATGAAAGATGATGTAACGATGCTTCCTAGATCGTTCGACATAGTAAAAGTCATCGCCATGAAGCTCTTTTATCTCTGCCAAGGTCAGGCCATCGCCAATGGTTTTGGCGTGTTTATGCTCTTGTCCTTTGATTGTCCAATCAATTCTGTTTGCTGATAAGCCCGTGTAAAGGAAATTGGTGGCTTGGTAAACGTAGCCAACATGACCTTTGCTTGTGTCGGCAAACGAAACCACAATCATTGGTTTTGGCAATAACTTGATTGAGTTCGCAACCAAGAATGATGCTTCGTTTTTGTGGTTGTCCAACAAACAGATTCGGTTTAGCTCTAAAACTTTGTCTGAGTATTCTTTCCCACAGATTCCCATGCAAAGTGGTGGCGATGCGGGAATGCCATAGGTCACTACGCCAACCAAGATGTCTTCTTTGTAAAGCCCAAACGCAAACATTATCTGCGGCATCCGCTTGGCATAGTGTTTTTCAAGTAACCAAGGCTCAACTTCAAAGTTGTTTATAGGCAACACTTTCATGCTCTGCCCCTAATTTGAGCCATCCTAGCCAACACTTCTAGCGGAATAGGTGCGGCTTTTTTTGCGTCTTCCTCTATTTTCAACAAAGCAAGGTTAGGCTCATTCTTTGATGGAACTGTGAGCCTCACAATGTCTGCTGGGTTTGGTTTGACAACCCAATCTGCTTTGAATGCTTGCCAACCACGAACGACACATTCCTCCAAGGCTTTCTCTAAAGTCCAACCAGCTTTGTTTGCTTCACTGGATATGGCATCAATAGCTCTTTGGGTTATCGGAGCTTTCTTGGCTTTCCTCAAAGATTTGAATTCCTGCCAAACAGAATCAGAAACGCCTTCAGGCGGTGCAACGATAGTTGCTTTCTTTTTGTGTTCTGTGTCTTGTGTTATGTGTACTGTGTCTTGTGTAGCATTGCCTTCGGATTGCGTTCGCAATGCGTTCGCATCCTTTGGTTTACTCCATCTTGCTTTAGCAGAAGCACTTGCCTTCTGAGATTTGTCGCCCACCTTCTCAATTTCCTT